TCTCGCTCCTGTTCGAATTGTATGACTATTGCGTCATGATTCTGGAGTAGCAGTTGGCAGTTATTCTGTTTCCACACTTGGAGCATCCCCTTATTAACAATGTCCGCAAGACTGCCTTGGGGATCAAAGGCAATCGCTTCGCGCAACGTTTCGCCAGCGTCACGCCGACCAAAGAAATGCCTTCTCCGGCCGGTTAGAGAGACAAGATAACCGTAAGTCTTGAGTTGACGATCTACCGCTTCTCGCCACTTTTGATGTGTCGGGAACGCTTTCTCGTAAGCGGCTTGGAAGTCTTCAACGGCGTCGATTGGGATTTTGGTTTGTTCGGACATGGTACGAACTTTTCCCCCATAATTAGTACCGTGACCGAGTCGTTTTGCCATGTACCTTCGCGAATGGTGACGATAATACGGTTGCTCTGCCAGTTTTGTGTCAACCGCAAGATCTCCTGTCCAAGGAAGTTCAGGCCAACAGATCTTAGCCACTGAGGTGTGCAAGTCCCCTCCTTCACAAGCTTCAAGGTATTGCCCATCTCGAAATTGGTTCCACTCGATTGCTCCGACACAGCGGGATTCTCCTTGTTTGGCATCAAAGTAAGCCAACTTCATTCCTTCGTCTGCAATGAAGATGGACCGCAAAAGGTCTTCAACGTTTTGGAGGTTGGTACCAGTCCCAAATTCACTAAGGCTTGATGAAAAACGACCTGTCTCCGTCCCTGCGATGTTATAGCTTGTTCTCATTCGACCATCAGAGTCAACCTCAGTTTTAAGGAAGGAGATTCTCTTTCCCAAATCTCGAAGTGCTTTGATAAGAACGATAGCAGGCGCTGCAACTCGGTAGGATTCAAGTCGCTCCAAAGCATCTCGATCCGTGGTGATGACTCCCATGTTTCTGATGGGAGGGATTTTGAGGGTTCCATAGAATAGACTCCTTAGATCTTGGAACGAACGCCAGTTGAAGCTATACACGCCATAGGCTTCGGTGGTTATTCGGTAGAGGGCGCTTTCAAGGGTGTCGATTTTGTCTTCATAGGCTTCGATGACTTCGCTACGACGAACCTTATCGACCAGAATGCCTCGAAGCCGCATGTCGAGCACCGGGCCTTGTAGAGCTTTTGAAAACGAGTACACCTGTGACGTGATAGAATCCAACTGTCGTTCGAGCACTTGGAACACTTCAGCCGTGACCATGCAGTCAAGCCCGTTATAAACCCACTCTCTCTCAGAGGGCCGGAGTTCATTCGACTTGAACCTTGATGTGTCAACAATCCTCATTCTGCTGCTTCCACGAATTTATCGTGTTTCCTGAGCCAAGCATTAGCCAATGCTAGTAACCAAGATGAGTAACGTTTCTTTTCGTTAACTTTGCTTGGGTGTAAATATGCTTGAGCAGATATTCGACTCAAAATAAATTTAGCTTGATTCTCAAATAGAGACTCATTTTCTCTTTTAAGAACATTGATTTCTCTTTTAAAAGTCTGCGCCTCCTTTTTGGGATTAAGTATATTTCTCGCAGCGAGAAACGATACTTTGGGTTTTGGATGGTTTATCTGGGACATGGTTTTTGTTTCGTCTTTTGCTAGCTCCATATAGCGATAGGCTTGAGGTCGACTAAAGTCTGGAAAGTTCTTTCCAAGATACTTGAGCCACTGTCCTTTTGGAACTAAGGGTCGCGCTTCCAATAAAAGTTCTCCAAATTTGTAGTAATCCCTCCAATCAAGACGATTGTAGACTACTTTTGCTTCGGTTGTTATTACTTCAAGAGTTCTGATTACTTGATTCATCGACGCCTCGTGACACCATTGGGTGTATCAAGCTTGAGGAACTCTTTCACTCCGCGTTTGGTGACTTTCCAAATGGTGAGTGGAGATCCATTGGGAGAGGTTCCCTTCCGATTGGTTTCTTGGACAAAGCCTAAGTCCCGAAGTTCGCTTCGTCGCCGATTGATGCTATTGAGTTGACGCTTGCATATTTCGGCCAGTTCGTAATCGGTCAAGCCGTCTGGATTACTAACATGGGCCATCAATGCGAGGAACAGATCTGTCTTCCGATTTTGCATAAGCATGGTTTTCGCCTTTCTAGTCGTCACGTTTGATAGTTTTGGTAACCCTATCCCGCATAATTTTCCAATTATGCTCGTTGGTATAGATCGAGCCAAGATAGCCCAAGCCCTTCAGCGATTCTGGCTGAAGAGCATGGTGTAAAAGCATGGTGTCCTCCTTTGCATTGCGAACCTTGATGCCCATAGATCTAAGCAGGAAGGTTATGTCGTAGAGTCCGTTCTGGAAGAGCTTTGGGACATCAGTAGCAAGAACTCGTTGCACAAAATGCCAAGCCTGTGATTCAGAGTGCTCATTAGGCCAATAGCTTCGAGTTTTTGCTCGTGAGTCATAGAATGGAATAACGAGGGAAACGCTGGCTCCCGGCGCGAACCCAATGCAGGTAACTTGGCTTCCAGCTGTCTCAATATCCACAGAAAGGAGTGAGCATCCGACGATATATCGCTCATAGAAAGTCTCCAGATCTTCAAGGGTTGGCTCAATCCAGACTTCCCGCTTTGGACGCTTGATATCTGGATACTTGGATTCCCGTTTAGCCTTATGCAGATCGGCTAGAACGGTAGGGCGGTATTCCCACAACCGAAGGATGGCGGCGGGATGATAAGTGGGCAGAACCTTAAGGCCAACGACAAGGTGCGTTGAATGATAGGTGAAGCCACGCATTGCCCCTATGTTCGGTTTGCCAAGCAAAGCCCATGTCGCAGTGTTCCCAAACGCAACGATAACGTTTGGAGCAACCGCATTGAGTTCCTTAGTGAGTCGGACAAATTCTGGCTCGAATTCGTTTCGGACATACTTTCCAGATTGAAGCGCAGGGTAGCCATCAATCCCAGAAGCCTTATCCCCACAGAACGCGGAGATAAGGTTTCGGGGCGGTCGACGATTAAACACATTGGTCTTGTAGCATTCAGACGGGTGGATGCCTACTTCAAGGAGCATCTCGTTAAGCAAGTGGCCGGTTGGGCCAACGAAAGCTGTTCTCTCCCGTTCTTCATGCTCTCCCCATGCTTCACCAAGAAGCATTATCTTATTCATAGACCCTCCAGGGCAGTTTAACGTCTTGCCCAGGACGTTCCCTTGACGGTAGCGGAGAGGGGATTCTGCAGTTCCCTCCGTCAAGGAAAGGCGTTAGGCAGGCATTGACCGTTGGACTTTAGGGAAGATTCGATCGCTACCGCCGGTTCTCGGTACGTCGTGGATGACGTAAACCTTGAACTCTTGGTTGAGAAGGTTCCCGATGATTTCGTTGGACGATTTACCTTTGATTCCAGTTCCAACCAAGAAATCCTTCAGGAACGGCATAGCATCTTCTGTCAGTCCAAAGTTCTGATAGATGACCTTGGAAGAAAGAGGGACGGTTTCGCCTGATGGCTTTGTTAGGCTATTAAGAAGAGATTGTTCATGGACATCAGGACCAGCGGCGACAACATGGAGAACAAATCGAAGGAAAGGAGTCCCCGTGCTGTATTTGCCTTGCTTCGGCATTTCTGTCATTATAACGGTATAGGTGCCAACAGGAATTGGCTTTGGCCTCTCGATGTCCTTAAGCGGTACATCGAGAAGTGCAGAGAACTCTGGCATTTCTTCTTCGAGGTTCTCGTCGTACTGAGGTTCTGTTTGTGGTCTGCGTGGTTGAATTGCCATGTTACACCTTTCTCACTATGGTGGGTTTGATCTTTGCAGGCGGTTCCCGAAGAACCGAGAAGAACTCAGCAAGGCCAGTAGAAAGATCATAGCTTGGGGCCATTGCAAAGGGCTTTGGATTCTTCAGGTCGATCATGGAAGTGGAAAGTGTTTGGATTGTTCGGTTTCCTCCTGTTCTGGTTTGACATAATGCCACGGAATTGAAGTACCGTGGAATCAATGGCGAAAGGGCCGCTCCGATTGTATTGGGGTAGCCCTTGCGAGTTCTATCATCATTCTCAACGTATCGAATGTGAGCAATGATGATTACGTTGGTTCGGAATGACTCTGATGTGACGAACGAAATAGCATCTTCGACAGCGCCTTGAGCATTCCAATAGACGGCTCGCTTATCATACTCTCCTGTTGACCTGCTACGAGGGACGAGGGGCAAAGCCCAATCGTAGGCAGCAGTTGCGAAGAAGGTAAGAGAATCGAGCACGAATATAACATCTGGTCCCCATTCAGACGGTACTCCATAGTCAACTTTAGTTCCGTCGGGGAGATTATAGGCCCACTTGTCGAGCATTCTGCGTCCTTCCACGAACGCTGTAGGTTGCCCATCAACAAGGGGACCAAGCGGAGTAGCCTTTCTCTTATCTCTGAGAGTTCTGTATTCGACATCATCTATTCTCTCCGGGCATTCTTTGAGGATAAACTGCTTTAACGGCTCAAGGCCGTTATCATAATCAGATATCCTCAACTTGTATCCTGCCTTGACCAAGGATGTGAGCCCTCCAGTTTTGCCTGAACCGGAATCACCCATAATCAACATCTTGGTGTATTCATTGGATTGATGTTGGCTTAGGAGCGGCAAGGAGCACCTCCGTGTAAAGTGTTAAGATGTCGCCATCTCGGATATCATATCTTCCGATTGGCATGGGAACAGTTATAGTCGTGCTTCCTCCAATAGCGATCTTGAAGTGATCTGGCGTTTTCTCTACAACCCTCGCCTTGAGCAAGGGAAGAATTGCTCTCATCTGGTCTTTAAGGGGTTCCATTGTTCTCCTTTCTTGAATTTGGCTTTGAGCCAAGAGTCCCGAACTTGTGGGGACTTGGAACAGATTTCTCGGAACTTACAACCACCATACTTATCGCAGGCTGTATCGTTCATTGGCCAATAACCTTCAGCCGCGTAGTCCTCCGCTTTGGCGAACCAATACCGAAGATCTTTAAGCCATTCGTCCAGTTGCTCTTGGCTTCGGTAGGTGAAGCCGCGAACATAGTCAGATTCATTGACCTTAACCGATGCTGCATCAATGATGACGCCCTTAACCGGAGAGTCCATTGTTATCTGCGAGGCGATAGTATACAGGGACATTTGGTTGTTGGGTTCAAATTGGTTGAAATAGAATGGACCGGGAGTGCTACTGGTTGTCTTACGATCCATCACGTACATATCGCCATTGAACTCAACAATCCGATCGAGATGACCGCAAAGGACATATGGGTGATAGGCAGGTTCGTCCTCTCCAGTCTTAGGGTTGGTCTGGGTGATTTCGATACCAAAGTCCAAGTTGAACTGGAAGCTAACCTCAACCGCAGGAGTTCCATCCGATCTGATAACAGTTACAGCCGGATCTGGATTGAACTTATCCAGATATCCTAGAACCGTTCTGATTAGATTGTAACGATTCTTCTGTTTATGGTCCGGATTAAAGTCATCAGTTCGAAGGATAAGCTCTCGGATCACGTCATAGATAGCGTCCTCGTGCTTGATGCCTGCCGCCTTCGCGATATCGTAATCGTGAAGGGATTGATGATACTCAATGCCAAAGCGAAGGTGGATGGATTCTTCTTCAGGAACCCACCCTTCGTTATTGAGTTGATAAAGCCTGGGACAGCGTTTGAGCCAGTCCAGGCTGGTTGAATCCCAGGCGAATTGAATGTTGGTGCCTGGAATGAACGGACTTGGGATATCTGGCTCAACTTCTTCAGCATGGACAACTCGAAGGTTTGGAGTCATTTCGTACTCCCATCATAGAACTTTTGGTTTGCGTCTAGGATTGATCTGCCAAAGTTGACAAGACGGTCCATAAAGTTAGAATGCTCTTGGTCGCGGCGATCTATCTCCTTTTCCAATCGTTCAGCAAAGTCTTTGACTCGTACAAGGTTTTCTTGCGCGGTCTTGACTTGCTCTTCAGCCGAGTGAATGAGGGTTTCCCCTAGCTTCTTTCCAATGCTAACGAATAGCTCTGGCGGCCTCGATGATCTCTGGGGCTTAACCGTATTGGCAATGTCAGCAATGGCCCTACTGAATGCATCTTCATCTATTGCTGGAAGTTGACGGTCGTTTGTCATACTCGCCTCCGTAGTCCTGGAGTCTTTGGTGGCTCTGGCTTCTCGACAGTTGGGAGAGAACCGAAAAGCCTTGCCTTCAATTCTTCAAGTCCAATGGGAGAGGATTCAGTAACTTTGGATGGCTTTCCTTTCTCCCTTTCTGCCCGAATGCCAGCGATAAGGGCGTCAACATTGGATGGAAGAGACACAAACAGAGTTGCGTCTTCTTTCATTCGTTGGAGCAGTTCATCCATTGTGCTCATTCGTTTCGCCTTTCCTTAACCGATTGCACATCTTGCGTACCTCATCTCGAATTGCAACTGACCAACCATACTCAAAGCGACGGGATAGAAACTCTACATCTTTGGTGTAGAGGTTAAGAGTGACCTTGGTCAACGGCTCGTCTGGCATGTCTGATTAACACTCTCCCTTCAAGGACGCTGAGAACCATATCCTCCATGTCAAGTGGTCTTGCGTCATAAAGCTTCGCCCTAAGATAATGTGGGTCAGCGGATTTAATGGACAGTCCGTTTGGGCTCTCTTTTGCTTTTAGCCACAGCTTTACGAGGCTTAGGTTTGGCAGGGCGTTTATCTTCTTCACCGCGTTCCTCCCGATTCTTTTTAGCTTTCTCCTTAAGACGCTCCATGATTGCGGTCAAAGGATCATCGGTTGGCATTAGACCCTCCTTCTAATAAGGCTAACTCCACTTTGAGAACGAAGCCCTGGAGTCGGTTCACTGTCAGCAACTGCCTCCTTACGCTTGGCAGCTTCCCAAGCGGCCAAACTCTCAACCTCAGAGGTACGAGTGTCCAACCGCTCAATGTGAATCCAGGAGCCTTCGTCGTCGGTGAAAAGCCTAATGGTTAGCTTGTCGTATTCGGACCTTCCGTGCATTGGATGATCTTCGGGCAGAGCTTCCTTATTGTCCTGACGGTCCAGTCGTCGGGCTTGATTAAGGCGCATTCTGAATTGCGTGGCTGAACCTTGACTCTCCAGCTTGACGCGAATCCCTCGATCATCCGCAATTGCTTGATCGAGAAGATCATAGCAATCGTGGAAGGCTAGTCGAGAAGTGCTTATGCCCATGAGTCATCGTCCTTTCTGATCCATGACAACTCCTTTGAAGAGATTTCAAAGAGCGACTTCTTCGCTCTGGTGATGATGACGTAACGCAGGTTTAGCTCTTGCTCTTCTTGCTCACCAATGAGGTTAGGATCGAGATGGTAAACATAGTCCCACTCAAGACCTTTCGCCTTATGTCCTGTGGTCAAGTAGAGAGTGCCCTTCTGCGAGAAGAGATGTTGAACGTAAGCGACGGCGTGACAAAGTTTGCTGCCTTGTTCAGCAAAGATCCTCATGCAATCGGCCATGTCGTTTATCGACTGCGGCGCTTGGGACGTGGAGAGCTTATTGTCGCGCCAGTCTTCGATAGCGGCGATGACACTAGCTTTAGGCATGTCGTCGTCACCCATCTTTTTAAGGATGTTGAGGATTCGTGGTCCAAGATCACTTCCAGCAACCGACACTGATCTGCCTTCCCGAAGCAAGGAGAAAGCGAGCCGAAATAAGGGAGCGTTATTTCGACAGATGATTGCTGAAAGCTGCTTTCCTTTATCGTCAACTCCGTCCAAGAAATCTCTCGGTGACAGGCTCCGCAGAACTTGGATTTCTCCACCATCTTTCACCCACTTTAGCTTTGGTGCTCTGAATCGAGCGGCCTCAACGATGGCCCTAGGGCATCTGAAAGAGACAGAGAGGTCGGCCTCGACCATCGAGAACTTGTCTCTGAGCCTGTCCATACCGTCGGTGACAGCACCCCGAAAAGCGTAAATGCTTTGCCAACGGTCCCCAACAGCACTGACCCTATCGGTGACGAGTCGGTGGAGCAGCGCATGGTTAACGGGGTTAAGATCTTGGGCTTCATCGACACCGATAAAGGGATATCGAGGAAATGCACCCCCGAACAGACCGGGCATGTATACTTGATCGTTAAAATCAAGCCCCCCTTCATAAGCAACTTTGATTGATGTGCAGAGGATATCATCGACGAGCCATGAGATAAACGCCGTTGGCTTTTCATCGAGCCTCTTGTGGAACGTTTCCTTGTCGATAAGCGTGTGATCGCCATTTTCGTATTTTCCTTCTGGAATATAACCTAGTGCCTTGGCCTTTGAGATAGCATCCATAACTTCAAAGTAGGAATCTCTTGCTTCTTTCTTATCATCTCCTTCAAGTTGATTGACAGTAGCACTGAAGATGTCCTGCATTTTGCAAGGTCTGCCGTTTCTGCTGAGGATTATAGCCTTGCCAACGGTAGTACCCCAAACACGATGTCCAAGAGAATTGAGAGTCCGAATGTCAACGTTCTTAGCAAAGCAGGTGCCTTCGCCGGTTTTGGCAACTTCCTTCCGCTCTAACTCAGCATCTTCAACAATGCGCTTATTAAAGGCAAGATAGAGGGATGGCTCGTCAGGCATAGCCATCTTCAACGTGGTGGTCTTGCCTGAACCGGCATAAGCGTTGATAAGGAGGTTGTCGTTTGTGTTGTCGATTATCTCCTTGATTCTGACTTGCTCGTCAGTCGCTTCTAATTTAGGTTCGTTCAGCATTGCCTTGACCTTTCGTTAGATACGGTTCCATGTCTGCTCTTTCTTCCTCTTCGATCCATTTCTCCATCTTAACAATTCTGGGAATGATGCCATTGAGTCGGCCGTGGATTGCCTTGAGCGATTGGTCATTCTCACACCGTTCAAGACGATTAACTCGAACTTCAAGGTCCAACAGAATATTGCTTAACCTTTCATCCATGCTAACGATTCTCGCTTCCAGAAGCCCAACCGCATTTGATAATTGGTCGGTCTTAGGGATGCCACCTGACCCTTTGAAACGAGCATTGCCAATGATCTGCCTGCGAAGGTCTTGGATGTTGGTGAGGGTAACACCGAACTTGTCGGCTACCTTCTGATCGCTCCAGCCATCGTCATAAGCGGCAAAGCCATCTCCATCCAAGCGACAGATGGTTTCAACGAACTTGCCTGCCTCAAAGACTTCTTTCTTAGATAGGATTTTCTTGTGCATTTGATACTCCTAACCTGTCCCATTCTTCAATCGAATACTCGTTGTACATTGCTTCCTCGATCTTGTCCCATTCAGCGTCTTCGTAAGGGTAACGAGCTAAGTCCCTTGGAAGTGGCTTGTCCTTTAGGTCTGTCCTTTCCTCCCTGATGATTTGGTTGTCTATAATAGTCGTGTAAGTAAACCAAGCGTCAGGAGTATCAAGAAGCTGAACGATCCGATCGTGCTCAGCACGATTAGCCAACCGATGACCTGTTGGGTCGGTGAGATAGTCTTCGCCGATTTGGCAGAAAAACCGCAATCCCCATTCGGTCGTTTCATGTCTGACGAGCGCACTTTCACACTCCACTCCTTGAATATTGGTTTGAAGGTCACGGCTGATATAGACACGTTGACCATCTTCAGAGATTCCTGCACCAAACGGAATGAAGAATGTCCGAATGGGCTTAAAGAAGAATGCCTTGAGCAAGTAAAGATGGAAAGGAATATTGTCCTTCCGCAGTTGCTCCAAGTATTCTTCGTCACCTACTACGTCGTCTATGTCGCCGGCTGACATGCTCTTCCTCTACAGTTGCTGGCAAGCAAGTTGCCTTGACGTTCTCGAATAGCTCCCATTTATTCAAGTAGGCATAGCATTCATCTTCTGAGTTGAAGGCCTCGATTGGTATCCAAAGCTCAGCGGTGATGAAGACGATCATAACCCATTGGGTCATTCTTGGAACCACTTCATTGGAGCCTTCCCTCAATGAGTTTGGAAAGCTGATATTGAGTCTTCTTGAAGTTCTCAGCTACTCCAAGCCACATAATGCCCATCTGCGTTCGGCCTTCAGCATTGAATAAATGCGCCAGCATAGCAGCTTTCTCTTGAGCCATGACAAGATGATAGCCAAGTTGAGTATAGCATTCACCAACGGTGGGAACGGACATTAGACCCTCCGAGTTAAAGTCTTGGGCTTTGGCTTCTCGTACCGGTGGAGAAGACCATTGCGGCCTTTAACGAATTTACCCTGAACAATGAGTTGACTTAGCTTTTGATGGTCAATCTTGCGAGCAAGAGTTCGGAACTGACCCATTAGACTCTCCTTGTAACGGTTTGATGCTTTGGTTTCTCGACGCCGAGTTGGGTGAAGAATTGCTCCATTGACATAGCTGGAGCATCACCACCATTGACTTGGTAATGGTCGGGGAGCTGGTCCCAATTCGTGCCGGTTGTGAAGGCTTCGAAGGGAGGGACATTGAGTTCAGCCAACCGCCATGCCTTTGCAGGATAAGCACGATGGCCGGAGGTAGGAATGATCCAACCTTCTTCGTTGCCTATTTGCAAGGGAATGGCGATATCGAACTCAGGTTCGCCACGGACTTTGTGAAGAATCAGATATGGGCCAGGATTTGTCATTGGTTTGATTCCCATTTGTTCGAAGATTCTGTTGATAGTTTCCACATCCTTTAAGGTATATTGTATCCAAGTTTTTCTTCCGGTAGCTCGTGTGATTGTTCCTCCTTTGCTCAAGTAATCGGTAACAAGTTTGTCCAGTTCTGCTCGCTTCATTGGAGGCAAAGCATTCCTCCTATCTTTTTCGGTCACACACTTGTCACTAAAGCCATTATCCCAACTTCTTTTAAAAAGTCCCTTTTTTAGCTTTTCATTCTTGTCGCGGTCATAGATTGCCCATCCCCTTCGAATATGATGGCATTCTGTTGAACAAGTTAATATTCTCCCTTCGCGGAGAGGGTTGCCGCAAATGACACATTGAGTTATGTAGTCACGCCAGTTCATAGGAAGCCCATTGTCCCACGTTACCACAAGTAAAAAGAAAAGTCAAGCGAAATCTTGATCTTCCCTAGTGTTCCCTGGTGTTTCCTGATTTATGCTCTCCTAATAAAAAGGCCCCGAGTGGTTTCTCAGGGGCCAAGTTAGTCACGGCTGAAGGTTTAGTCGTTTACAGCCTTGAGTCCGGGGATATTGTAGGATACCTCCGGGTTGGATTCAGCCTCAAGCTCAGGCTTTGGATAGTCTGGCACAGGCTCCGGGGCCTCGTGAACCACAGGAGCCGTGGAGTTCTGGATATCCTGCATAAGGGCCTTAAAGGAACCCTGGAACGCCGACAGCTTTTGTCTAGCTGTGTCTCGGTCACGGCGAGCGGACTCAAGATCGCTTTGAGTCCAACGCAGGTCTGCTCTGGCTTTGCCAAGTTCACCTTCGAGATTGGCAACTTGGTCCTCCAGTTCTTTGACCCGAACGTCACGCCGAAGGATAAGATCCTCCTGCAATTGGATTCGGTCCCGTTGATCCTCTTCGTTCCGTCTTGCTTCGTCCCTCTCAGCTTGGACAGAGGTGTAATCGTCCTTTGCCTTGCTGAGTTCACGAGAGAGTTCCTCATTGCGGTTGCGGACCTCTTGCAGATCCGTTCGAAGAGCTTGGAAGTCAGACTTCAGTTGCTCAAGCTCCCTGACTTGCGTGGAGTATGAGGCAATGGAGTCAACGACACGGGAGAAGAACTCTTTCACTTCACCCTCCGTTACTGGTTGGAAGCCATCCATTTAGATGCTCCTTTGTACGGTTTCGCCTTTGGGTTCGGTACGTTGCCCATTAAGCCCTGGGCCTGGGCTGTCTGGCTTGAATTGCGCTGATCGGCCCTCCTTTCGTAACAGTGGTTGTACGGGGCATATCCTTGAGCAAGTCAAGGAGAGTGGAGTCTTGGGTTGCCTTGGCTGCTTCGGCCGTTGTCTCCGTGATCTTGACCCTGGCACGTTCGATGACTTTCTTGCCAGAATCGGAGAGCAAGTAGGCTTCGGCAGCTTGAGCCATTGCCTTCTTTCCGACGTCTTTCTGTCGGATCTTCTGTGCTCTCATCATTTGCTTGACGATGTTGAGAGCGTCTTTGCGAGCGAGAGCCATGACAGAACGTTCGCCGCCTGCCACCTTCTCATCTTTCTTACTGGCAATGCGAACGGTGCCTTCCTTGATTGACTGGATGTTTTTGACAACGATCGCTTCTGCCGCAGCTTGAGCAGCTTCGAGAGCTTCACCTTCGAGTCCTTTGTTTGCGACTTTGGTAAGGCCGCGAGATGCCATTTGGACTAGACCGATGCGAAGTGCTTCGGTGTAGACTTCAAGCGGAATCTCTTGGGTATTGATGTCGAAGGACTTGCCAGCTTTGGCAACGTAGAGCTCGAGAACGTCTTGGTTATCGGCCATCATATAACTCCTTTGTTTGATGGTCAGTCGTATTCTGCATTCGATCTCCACTACGATATCCAACGCAGCGTCTAGGCCGCTATTCCTGAGGTTAGCCTTCTCTGAGAGAACGGTATTGAGCCATGCGCCTCGACCACCATTCAGCTTGGCCAACTCGATCATGTTTGTCAGGTTCAGCACAGAACTTTAGATGATTGTTGAGCCAACGTTTGGTAGAGAATGCACAGCCACACCGACAGTAGAAGAACCGACTACGCATCGAGCTTTGCTTTTGGAGCAAAGACATCTTCGCGTATCCACAACGTTACTTCGTCAACCATCTGTGACCGGAACTGCGGCTCTTGCTCGATAATCTTGATTAGATTGGCGAGCAAGCTAACAGCAGCACAAGCTACAGCATTGACTTTGGCTTCAGGAGCGAATGCGAACAAGCCTTGTTCCATCGCGTTCATAGCTTCCTTTATTTCTTTCATCGCCTTGACCTTTCTGCGGCCTAGGCGTTGCGTTAGACAGAGGGGAACGGTGAGAACGCAATACCTTTCCCACCGTTCCCCCACGGTAGCACATGTGGACAGCCGTGTCAACATGTTTCTTTGCATGGCTGGTATGCAGATTTTCATGCCTCAATTTGTTCCCGTTTCGTTCCCCTCATTCTTCAATGGCATCTTTGATGATTCGATGCAATTGTTCAGGAGAAGTCTCACTAAGATCGTAGCTTTGAATCAATGTGAGATCTCCTTTGAGACAGGCGCGAAGGAACAAATCCGAGTTGAACTTTGGATTCGTGGCTTTGAGATAGTTGCGAAAGATAAGTGCGATTTCTCCTTTCTGGCATTCGTTGTGAATGCAATGGTTGATGATATGAGCGATATACTCGAAGTGCATTGGAGTCATGTGAGGTGGTTTCATACTTTACTCCATGAAGATTCCAAGGATAAAGATTGCGAGAGCGATAGCCATAAGCAGCACGGTTACTTGCCCATAGATGCTCATGGCTTTCCTTTCTGTTTTAGGCCAAGGGCACGAAGAAGAATGTCCGTTGGCGTTGGCGATTCGATTTTAGCATCGTAGACTTTGGCCTTGCGAGATTTGCCAAGCACAGGTTCAGGCGGTTCAGATGGGTTTACTGCCTGATACCTGGGCTTGGGCTTTAGCTTAACCTCCTTTAGATCGGAGGCTTTGTTTCGAGCGGGAATACGAATGTGGTAGATCTTCATTGGCTATCCCCTATTACAGTTGTCCAATAGCCGCCCTTGGGCTTGTACTGGTATCATGTTATTACCCACTCTAGAGCTTTTGCAAGTTGTGAGGCTTCCTCGCGTGAGAGTTCCACGAGTGTCAAACCCTCACTTGAATGAGTGTCTATTTCAATGTAAACCAGACCGCCTTCAAGAGACACTTGTATGTCGTCTCCGTTCAGGTTTCTGAGCAGCCTTACCTTTGCTTCAGGCGGCTTTCGCTTGCTCCCGGCCATGGGGAAGATTAAGCCTTGTCTGGCATTCCATTCAAAGCAAATGCAATCGCCACCATCGGTGATGATTACACGATCAACGATACCTAAGCGTGAAGCAGGGCCTTTGGTTAGGCGTTGTGCTGCTTTCGTTGCTTCTTCGGCGGAAACGAAACGGAGTTCTTCATATTGACCTCCAGTTTGGTCCCACCAATAGACAGAGAATTCGTTGGTCATAGATTGAAGCTCCGGGCTTTGTGTTGCTGATGCTCTCGGTTAGCCTTGACTAAGCAACGAGTATGTGCATATCCAATTTCGTTTGAACGTAAGCGATAGCCTGCCCTACGAAGAGCATTGGTGAATCCAAAGATTGCTCCAGTGGATTCGCCACAAACCCAACAGCAAGGTTTGCGTGGGTTCTTCTTTGGTTGGCGTTCGCGCCATGCTTCAGGTGTTACCATGCCTTGACTCCTTTCTGAGTTGCCACTGAAGCCCTTATCTCTGACCTAAGGGCTTCGATTGCAACTTTACTTGACTTTGGTGATGACGCCGTTGGCAACCGTGCATGAAGCATACCAACGGTGCGGTTCAGGGTAGTGTGGCCCTTCGACATAGATCGTTCCGTCGCGTGGCTCTTGACCGCCAAAGGGTCCGGGTTGATAGTAATGGACCTTTTCGCCAGATTCGACTGCGGCTTTGAGGGCTTTCTTGGTCTTGAAGTTGCGTTCAGTGTACATAGTTATTGCTCCTTTCGTTGAGCCCATTTTACTTTATCCATTTTTCCTCCTCTTTGTTGTACTTGTAGTACATCTTGTTGCTCAGTTGGCGTAGGGTTTTCATCGGTAGTCCTCCGGTCTGTAGAGAGTCGCGACGCTCCACTCGATATGCTGAGACCAATTGGCCTTGGCCCAGGCTAACGCCGCGTCATAGGACGCGAAGGGCGCGACGATCGAGCTGCCGGGTCCTTCCTTCGATTTGGCATATATTGCCCATTCGTGGGCCATTGCTCTACGCTTGTCTTGCAGATCATTCATTGCCGTCAGCCTTTCTGTTTCAGTTGAGTAATGCCGCTTTGGTAGATGCTCCTTTCGCGGTTAGAGTTCGCCCATTGTCTTAGGGTAGCACAGTTTCAAGTCAAAGTCAAGCACAATCTTTGCCTAGTGTTCCCTGATTTGCTCTACAGTTGCCCTAGTGTAGCCCTCATATGTCCTCATTGCCTAGGACGCAGGGGGGGTAGCAATAGGGTTCGGTGACTTGTTTTCTTGTCTTTAAAAAAAAAAAAAGTATATAAGAACCCAACCAAAGCACAACTACCCACACCCATAGCCTACCCCCAGGACTAGGCAATCAGAACATATGAGAGCTATTGTAGAGCTATTGTAGGGATAATCAGAAAACACTAGGGCATATTAGGCGACACTAGACCGCCGCGAATTCGACCGACCGTTCGCAACCGATAGCCCCGCATTCGCGTTGGAGAGCCCGCTGGTTCGTTTTCGGTGCTCGCCCCTTACCGCTCCCCCTGGAGAAGCCCGAAACCCGCCACGGGGGTCCGCAGCGGGTTTCGGAACGAACGGGGAACGACTAAGCGGCGTGTCCGTTTGCATTGCACTCCGCCAGGAAAGCCACCAGCGACGTTGCCTTGCGGCTGCCGCTTGCACCCTCCTTTGGAACGACCGCAACGGACAAGCGGTTATTCCACTTTCCACCCGACACGATTAACTCCATGTCGGCCGGGATTTCGCTGGCATGCTGAGCACGAAGGACATCGGTAAGCGTCTGCTTGTCCTTCTTTGCCCGATCAAGGGCCGCCTGCCAGCCGAACCAAGCATCTTTCCCCGCTTGGTTCAATGTCTTGGGGTCGATCTCTTGCCACTTAGCCTTGAATTGTTCAGCCATGACAAACTCCATCGTCAGGACCGTTCAATGCAAGGTAGCCCGTCCGGCTACCATGCCGAACGTGACGCCAAGGAAGCACCTCGATTGTGGCGAAAATAAGGCGTGAGCCATGTTTGTTCGCATTCCTACCATGCACGATTCGCATATCGGTCGTGGTTTGTTCGTTGTTCGTTCCGGTCCTGTTCACTGTAACATTTCTGCCACTTGACCCACCCGCCCCCAAAATTTACCACTTCAGGCGGCCAGAGAGGCCACGCGCAAATTTTTTAATAAAACCAACACCCATATCCTAGATGCGTCGTGTAATCTTGGGTAAGGATAATAGAAGAGAAGAGTGCGCAACTGCATTGTCTTCAAACCACCAATACCAAGCCGCTTCTTTCCACCAAGTAACAGCTTTGTGAACTACGTCTCCAGAGTCGGAAAGGAGTTTGCCAATGTAAGTGACATTCAATAACTTGGGGTGTGATAACGGGCCAGAAACGGAAAAGCCTTCTCTCCTTAGTAGAGAATAAGCATCTAGGATTCTATGTTGTTCCTGATTGCATATAACCAAATTCGATGGCATGTCATTTAAACTGTTCCCATCAATATGATGTACTTGCACACCTTGGGAAAGTCTTCCTTTCATGGCGAACATGGCAACCGCTCTGCTTCTCATGGTGTTTGCATAGGTAAAGTCAGGAAGTTGGATTGCTATTACGAACTCAACCCGGTTCTTACCTGATTTCTTTTTGAATGTTCCATGACTCATTAGAATCTCCCATTTCGGCCAATTAAATTGGCCTCATTATACTGTAGCATACTTTTGAAGAAAAGTCAAAAAGAATTTTCATCTTCCCTCTAGCTTAATCGCCTCATGAACCTATTTAAGAAAAGATTTCGCTTGACTTTTAATCGGACCTATGATACCCTGGCACAATGGGAGGAGTGTATCCAATGGTGACGCATGATTGGGCGGGGAAGGCCACCGAAGCAAATCGAAATAACCGAGGTTAAGGAATTAACCGAGGAAGAGGCTGCTTCGCTTCCGACGAAGGGTAATGTCTCGAACATTGCAAAGATTCGAGACTCCCACCATATGATTGCAAAGCTTCTCGCGATGGGCCTTCGCGTTTCAGAAGTTGCCCTTCGAACGGGCTATTCCGTGACTCGCATCTCAACGTTGAGTCGAAGCCCAATGATGAAAGACTTAATTGCTTACTACCGTAGCCTCGACACAACCGAGTTTATCCAAGAACGAGATGAATACTACGAAACGGTTGCGGCTACGCGAATAATGTCTGCTCGACTAATCAACGATAAACTCGGGGATTGCGAACCTGACGACATTTCATTCCGCGAACTGGTAATGATCCACTCCGACGCTGCCGACCGAACTGGCTATCCTAAGAGGCAGATTGCCGTCAATGTCAACCTGGACTTTGCGGCACGTCTGGACAAGGCGGTTGAACGTTCTAAGGTGCAACGGCTCAAGGTCATAGAGTCGAGCAACCTAAAGTCCGGGCCCGTGCTTAATATCGTGCCTGATCCCGGACCATCCAAACCAACCGAGCCAGACGGATTCAGGAGGCGGATCTAGAGGTGCGCTCAGGCA